TGAGTTACGCCGCGATGCCAGTGACGGTGTGTTATCTGAACTGCAGCTCGCTGCTAAGTATGGGGTCAGCCGTCATTGGATACGGCGCCATCGTTATGATCAGACCCAAAGTGAGATAGACGCTGTACTCGCATCTAAGGCTAGGGCCGAACAGATAGCCGAGGCGGCGGCTGAAAAAGAAGCAGCGAAAGTCGCGCCAAACTATGTCTCTATGATAACTATTGAGCCCCCCACCCCGGTAAGCACTAGCGAGTTCGTGTGGACTGCTGAGGCTGAAAACAAGGTGCTTCGTAGGCTTAACGCAGGTATCATGCCCCAAGAACGTCCTGCAGATGCTGACGAGCCTTCAATGCTAGCCGTAATGTGTCGTGTCCAGGAAGATAGGGTATTTGCGTCAAAGTACAATCGTTCGCTTCGTAGTTGTGCTGACTCATTGGTATTGAAGAGTCTGGAACTAGTGTCGCAAGCTCCCGAGCGTATTGTATCAAAATCTGGCAGGATGTGCATTGACCCAGCCTACTGTACTTACGTCAAGATGAGAGTTGATACCCAGCTAAAGATCGCCTCATTCATCAACCCCGAGCGATATGGATCAAAGACCAACGTCAGCATTGTAAACAGCGACGTCATTCAGGAAGAATCTCAGATAGACACTTCACTGTATACCGATGAAGAGCTAACCGTCTTGGTTGGGCTACTACAACGTCGTGTCAATAAGGCTAATGGTGAATGATACTAAGTTCAGTTTGCTTGCCGATCCAGTTAGAGCCTTAGATGAAATTAAAAGGGAACTGGCTAGACGATCACTATATGAGTTCTTAAAGCAAGCCTGGGCTGTCATAGACCCCGGTGTTCTGTATGAAGATAACTGGCATATCAAGGCCATTTGTGATTACTTCCAAGCTCTAGTTGAAGGTAAGTTACCAACTCAGAACCTGGTGGCTAACGTACCGCCGGGCTCTGGTAAGAGTACCATTGTGGGAGTTTGCCTGACTCCCTGGATGTGGTTACGAAAACCTAGCTGGAGTGCCCTATTTCTATCTGGGGCCGAAAGCATCTGCATGCGTGACTCGATGAAGATGCGGACGTTAGCCGAATCTGACTGGTATCAGGGATTTCATCCGGCTTGGAAGTTTAGTCGCGATCAAAACTCTAAGGGATGGATTAAGAACACGGCTGGTGGTGGTCGACAAGCGATGACCATTGGGAGCAGGATTACAGGCCAGCGTGTCATGGACATCTTTATTGATGACCCGAACGATGCTAAAGAAGTATCTGATGCTAAGCTAGATGCTGTATCTGATGCTTATTTTATTAGTATAGCCAACCGACTTGCCGACCCTAGGAGTGGACATCGTGGTCTTATCCAGCAGAGAGTACACGAGCGCGACCTAACGGGCGAGATTCTAAGACGTGACCCAACATCATGGACCCACCTGGTTATTAGACAGCGTTTTGAACTTGACGACCCAGATAAGTGTAGTCATGACCCTCGAACTAAGGCTGGGGAGCTCATGTTCCCGTCCAGGTTTACTGAGAAGGTGGTGGAGACAGAGCGTCGGACTCTACTGGATGTTGGCTTTGAAGGGCAACATCAGCAACGCCCTATTCCAAAGACTGGTGGTATATTTGAAGTTGATAAGATTCAAACGATTGATGTTGCCCCCGCTTGTATGACCATTTGTCGAGGCTGGGACGTTGGTGCTACCCTGGATGGGGGTGACCCAACTGTAGGCGTTAAGATGGGTATTACGAAGGACAAGGAAATAATTATACTGGACGTCGTCCGGGAGCACACCGATCGCCCGCGTCGTCTCGTAAAGGCCACTGCCCAGATGGATGGTAACCTTGAATGCTATATCTCATACCCGCAGGACCCAGGTCAAGCCGGCAAGGACCAAGTACGCAGTATGATTAGCGACTTTTCTGGGTATATGATTAAGTTTTCCCCAGAGTCCGGACCTAAGATGACTAGAGCTGAGCCATTCGCATCTCAGGTCAATGGTGGTAATGTAAAGATGGTCCGCGGTGACTGGAACGCTGCCTATATATCCGAACTTAGGACCTTCCCCAGAGGTGTCCACGATGACCAGGTGGATGCCTCTGGCAGGGCATACTCTCATATTGCGAAGACTAATGATCCATGGTTTGACGCTATGATGGCGAGAGTAGAAGCCAAGGAGTTGAAGGCCGTATAATTGGGGATGAGGTGATTAATGAACGAATTTAACATATTTGTCAGGTTTTTAATACGAGTAATTCCAACGTTGAAGGCCACCTTATTCGACGCCCGTCTTGATAAGCTTGAGGCTTTAGCCAAGGACATTATGCCAACTATACCCCCGATGTACAAGCTAGATCCCAATTCAGGCGTGCAGGTATCCGATGACGAGGGACGAATCAAACGAGCCTTCCAGCTAGCCAGGGTTTGGCTAAATGAGGTACACGAATAATGGCAAGTGAAGCCCCAATTGAGTCATGGTCCCTGGCAGATCAAGCGTTAGCGCTATCATTTGGCAAGGGGACAGGACTCAAACAAATTAATAGCTGGTTTGGCCCGTCAGCGCCGTTAAAGCCAGTAGCCCCCGATGATGCTGGCTGGTTCCGTAGCCGTGACTATAGTATGGCCACCAACGTTAACATTCTCCCCAAGAGGGCTAACGAGGGCGTTACATATGAAGGGCTACGTTCCTTAGCCGAGAATAGTGACTATGTAGCCGTTTGTATTCAGACCGTCCAAGATCGACTTTCCCAGCATGAGGGAATGATTGTAGATGCTGGCGGTGACTTCAAGGACAGATCTGATCGGGCTAAGCAGATTGACCAGTGGATAAGGCACCCAGATGGCATCACACCCCTGCACCAATTCATCTCAATGCTTGTTTATGACCAGTGCGTTATTGATGCTCCGACGGTAGGCATCGACCGAAGCGGAGCGACTCCCAGGGCATTCGTGCTTGACGGGGCCACGATTGCCCCGAGAATAGATGAACGTGGCGTCGTTTGCGGGTATCAGCAGATTATTAAGGGTGCACCGGCCCATGACTACGACCTAAGCTCGATAATATGGTCACCTAAAAACAGACGTCCAAATAAGCTTTACGGATTCTCTCCAGTTGAACAGATCTATCGGATAGTCACGCTTGCACTGCGTAGGACCGCCCGTCAGCTTGACTGGTTTACTGATGGCGCAATACCGGCAATGCTTATCTCGGCCCCAGATGGGTGGGGTCCTGAGCAGGTAGCCCAGGCAACTAGGAACTGGGATGAACTGGTGCGTGGTACGTCAGGCAAGGAGCAAGTAAAGTTCATTCCGCCCGGTGCCCAACCGCACGTCTTTGATAGAAACCCGGCCCAAGACGAGTTTGATGAATGGCTTATTCGGGTAATCTGCTATGCGTTTAGCCTCCCGCCTACGGCTTTTGTAAAGTCCAATAACAGGGCAACTGCTGAGACCACTCAAATGGCCTCGCTTGCTGAGGGTCACGCCTCACTGTTACGTTGGTCGGGTGATCTATTAACCTCGATTGTCAACCTAGCATTCGGCCCTGGGTTTGAGTGGCGATGGGATCTCTCAGTACAGCCATCAATTGAGTCCACCATTGAGCTTGTCAAAGTGGGTGCCCTCAAGCCGGCAGTCCTACAGTCTTATGGTTATGATGCCGATGTCATCGCTGACGCGTTACCAACCCCGGCTGCCCTCGGCGCATCAAGTTACGATGTTGCTGATGACGCGAGTACCAACCTGATAGCTAATAGTGCTACGGTCCCTATCATGAACTCGGCTGGGGTTGATCCGGATTTTACGGCTGTCTTGGAAGAGTATCTCGCAGACCTCCAAGACAAAGCAATTGCTGCGGGCACTAAATCATACGAATCAGGTGCTGCAATCAATCTTGAGGACAAGCCCGGACTGGCGTTAAAAGTCACTAAGCACCTTATGGACGCTTTCAGTGACGGCGTGAACAAGGGGCACAAGGTAGTCAAGGTTGATGATGTTGATAAGAAGGAACTTAGCAGGCTGGCTTCAGAATATGCTAAGGAAAAGGGGGCTGCATTAGTCGGGCGTAAGGTTGACGATGATGGCAATATTGTTGACAATCCGCATGCTGAGTGGTCAATAGCTCAGGTAGCTAGAGACTCAGTCCATGACAAGGTAGTTAAGGCACATGAACAGGGATGGACGGTATCGGAACTCCGTGATGCCATCTCTGACGATCCTGTGTTCAGTCCTTCCCGTGCTCTCTCTATAGCCAGAACCGAGACGGCAGCGGCCCAGTCAAACGGAGCGGTGACCTATTACAAAGAAGCTGGCGTAGAATACAAAGAGTGGAGTGACCAAGACGGGTGTGACATCTGTAAGGCCAACGCTGCCCAAGGACCGATCAGAATGGATGAATCGTTTGTTTCTGGTGATGATACCGCGCCGGCTCATCCAAACTGTGCCTGTGTTGTTTTACCGGTAATCCGTGATAGTATAATTAAGGGCGAGGAATAAGAGTAGATGTCCAAGAAACCACGCATATCAAAGTTCATTCCAGCCCGTAAGCCGGCGCCAGAACAGTGGTTTGTTATTAACAATAGCGTTGGTGAGGTAGTAGCTGAAAAGAGACTAATCACCGGGATCTCGATTACTGAGACTATTAACGTCAGGAATCAGATCTTTGACTATGACAGTAGCAAGCCCTACATGCTGCAGTATATTGCAGATGCCGAGAAGAGGACAGGTGGAGCTTCTAAGGGCGCAGTCAGGACGATGCACAACGGATCACTAGTCCCCGTTGGCATTATTACAGACATCACGTTTGATGACGCAAAGAAAATCATTTACACAACCGTCTATATCCAGGACGATGACGCCTGGGAGAAGGTACTTGCCCATGTGTATACCTCGTTCTCCTGGGGCGGACGATCAGTTGGGCCGACCTGGGTGGATGAAGTCAAGTCAGCCGAACTTGGGGTACAGGCCGTCAGGTATACATTCCGCCCAACTGAATTAAGCTTGGTTGACGTTCCTGCTGTCCCCGACACCTGTTTTACCAACATAGAAAACTCTGATAAAGGGGACGACACGATGAAAATTGAGAATGGGACTTACACTTCTAACGAGTTGCAGACGATGTTTGCTAATATCGCGCAGCTAATTGAGTACATTTCGGCTGAGGAAATCGGTGAGGGTCAGGATCAGTCCATCCCGGACGCTTTGCGTGAAGGACTACTTGCCCTCAAGCCTGCCGTTAAGACTTACGTCGAAGCTCAGCTGGATGAGGTACTGCCGGATAATCCTCCTGCACCCCCTGCTGTCCCGTCCGACTATGATGTACTTGATGATGAGACTGTAGAAGCCCCGGAAGTGATGAATGCCGCTGACGCTGCCCCTGCTGGCGAGCCGTGTGACGAGGCTGATAAAGCCCCGGTCAAGAACGAAGACGCACCTGCGGCTGATGCACCTGCTGATGCTGAGGCTCCAGCCGATAAGCCAGCCCCGAGTGACGCTTCTAAGGCTTCCCTCGATGCCCATAAGGCCACCGTTCAGGCTCATGTGTCTGGCTCGGCTGACGACCACGCCAAGGCCGCTGCTGCACACGAGGACGCTGCGAAGGCACACGAGGACGCCGGCCATAAGAAGATGGCTGCTCACCACACTGCCCAGGCTGCCTACCATAAGGGCGTCGCTGATGCCGCTCCGGCTGACGGCGATGACGCACCTGCTGACACCGCTGACGTCGAGAATGCCGCTGACAATGTGGCCCCCGCTGACAGTAAGGACGTGACCATCGAGCTTAGCGCCGGTATAGCCGAGATGCTTAAGCGCTTGGACGCCCTAGAAGCCAAAATTTCTACCCCTATTACGAACTCCGCTTCACCAGCCACCTTCGTGATGGGTAATACCAAGGTCGTGACTCGCGAGATGGATGCCGGTATGGATATCCAGAACGGGGCCTCCGACATAGAAGCAGAAGCGCGTCGTATTGCCGATCTACCTATGGATCGTCGAGCCGCCGCTCTTATTGCACGCCAACTCGCGACAAGATCACACTAATCAACCAGGAGAATACAGATGGATAACAAGATAGATAGCGCAGTCGACGAAATCAAGAAGGCTCTGTCTTCTGATGGCGTCGCGATTAACAACGCTGGTATAGATACGACCAGTGGTGGTTATGGTCTTGATATGGTCGGCGCTGCCGCCGTACTTAAGATCAATACCCCCTTCATTGACGACCTACTTCCTACGCTTGATGCGGGCGGAACTGGCCTAGCGGCTCAGTACTGGTCAGTCAACGCTAAGACCGGTCGTATGGGTGGCGTGTTCGGATCCACTGGCGACGGTCTCCGTGGCGGTGTGATGTCTCTTGACGCCGTTCTTGGTGGCGCTACCTACAAGACGATCGCTGTCGATGGCGTGGTCACGGATGAAGCCAGGCTAATTGAGGAAGGCGTCATGGACGGCCTTTCCCTAAACGTGCAGGCGGCTTTGATTGAAGCCAAGCGTATCCACAACGCTCAGTGTCTCTTTGGCCGTACTACCTCCGCCTCGGACGTTTACGCCCCCGGTGGAATCGGATCGACTGGTGCCGTCACGGTGTCTGTCGCTTCGTCCGGTGGATCGATTGCCGCTGGTACCTATTCTGTTAAGGCCGTTGCCTTGGCCGGTATGGGCTACTACAAGACCCGCCGCTGGCTCCCGAACAGCACTTCCTTCCCGGCTTCTGCTGGCTCTGAGATCCTAGATCGTACGATCACTAACGGTGACGGATCGACTGTTACCCAGAAGGGTGGCGCGGCCATCATCAGCTCTGCCGCTTCGACTGGTGCTATCACTGGCTCGGCTAACGTAATCAATGCTAGCGTTGCCCCCGTGGCCGGCGCTCTTGGCTACGCTTGGTTCGCTGGTGTTGCTGGCTCTGAAGTCTACCAGGGAACGACTGGCGTGGCTCACGTCTCGCTACTCTCCTTGCAGTCTGGCACCCAGGCCGCTGCTGGTAACTTCATCGCTGATACCTCCGCTGACGCCCTCGACCATGACGGACTTCTCACCAGAATGTCGATGTCTGACTCCGGTAGCCGCATAATCACCTTGACCAACGGCTCCGGTCTCACCCCGACGACCGATGGTGGAATTGCTGAAATGAATGCCATCTTTGCCGGATTCTACCAGGACTTTGACGGATACTCTCCCGAATATATCCTGACGAATGGCAAGGGCAAGCTTGCGATCAGCAAGGCTCTAACTGATAACTCGGTTAAGGCTTCCAAGGTCGTGTACATGCGCCAGGTTGGCCAGGAGTTCTCTGCCGGTAACGACGCGACTCCCGTGTACAACGCAATCGCCGGCACTTCTCTTCCCGTCTACGTTGACCCCTACCTTCCGGACGGTGTCATCCTCTTCGGGACGAAGTCGATCCCCAGCCAGTATGCCGCTAACCTCTCGGCCCCGGTTGCATTCCGCACTCGCCAGAACTGGAAAGCAGAAGTGTGGGCTCGGCGCACCCGTCGTTGGGAGAACACGGTGTCCCTTAACGGCGCCCTGATTACCCCGTGGCGTGCTGGTTTCGGCGCCATCCTTAACGTCGAAGTCTGATCGACACCAGACATGAGATAAAATAAGGGCCAAGGGACATCACCTTGGCCTTTTCTGTACGTATAATTGAAGACGGAGATAATAATGACGCAATTCAAGATAACTGGACTAAGCAACATCGTCATCGATGGTAAAGAAATCAATATTGTTAATGATATAGCTGAAATAGACGACGATCTAATAGCCTCTGATTCGTTTGCCAGATTCTACGCTGAAACTCGATACATGAGCGATGTTGAGTTTGAGGAAGTCGAGGACGTTAAGCCTACGAAGAAGGGTAAGAAGTAATATGCCAGTGTTGCCGTTAACTACCGTCCAAAGAATGAAGGGCTACGGCGACATTCAGTCACAGGTATGGACGCCTGCGAATGAACTATTGATGTCTGATATGATAAATGCCACGTCACTGCAGTTTGAGCAATACTGCTCACGTGGATTCCTAATAACGGAGCGAACTCAGTCCAGGCGTATTAATAACATATTCCTGCCGTGCAACTCATATCCGGTGATTTCAATTACCGCAGTTTATGTATCTCCAACCGGCAATAGTCGTGATTATCAGGAAGTAGACGTCAATCAATATGATATATCGGAAGACGCTTCTGGTATAAACGTGTTCAACGTCAAGCGTGGTCAGCTGGTCAAGTATGTATATACTGGCGGAATAGCCGAGAACACAAATGACATCATTGCAAATCATCCGTCTCTAGAAAATGCCTGTAGATTACAGACTCTGTCGTTATGGAAGCGCCGGACGTCGCCGGATAGGTCGGCGATGACCCTTGGCACCGGTGACACTCAGTGGACTGCCGAATACGGACTCCTAAAGGATGTCGAGTTGACGTTACGTCAAGGGTACCTATCTCAGGCGTTCATGTAATGAGTACTACCATCCAATTCGCAGTCGAGTCGTTGCCTGATGTCACCAAGATGGTTGACATGAGCGGCATCGTTGACGCTATGCGCGATTGGGCAATGGAGACCTGGAGAGGGGCCATCCGTAGCCGCATGAGTGGTGGATCGGGTGTAAACAGACGGACAGGGGCATTGGCCAGAGACTGGGCCATAGAAGCCAAAAACGGGGCCAATGGACCTGAAGTTTTGATGTACACCCAGGGCACCGCTAACAAATACGCCGGGACGCTCGAGCATGGCGGGACTATCACCCCAAAGAATTCCCAATACCTTTGGGTGCCAATACTTACCAATCTAACCGGTAAGGGCGTCGCCCGGATGTCACCATCCCAGGCTATTGATGCCGGTGGGTTTGTACTAAAGCGTGACGGGAAGAATCCTTTATTCTGTGCTATTAATGGTAAGGAGCTTGAACCGCTATTTGCCCTAGTCAAGTCTGTCACCATCCAACCGAAACTTGGAATGGGTCAGTATTTCCAGTCGTGCTTACCTGCTCTTGAATCTGCAATCTCAAATAAGATCAGGGGTAGCAAATGAGTGTTACCCTGTCAATGTATTCTGGGACCCCTCTTGGAGGACAGCCACTCACCGTCAGTGGGCTCCCTACCGGGCTATCCGCCACTGACGTACTCATCGAGGCTCGCGAAGCCACCATCACGTCACAGCTCAGCGGATCAGTAAGTATTCTGACCCCGCCCAGAACGGATACCGATGGCAATGTTGTCACTATTGCATCATTTGTTGATGTAGCGATAACGATGAGTGATGCTAGTGTTATCGCTTTACCAGCCGTCTATGGATATAACGTTACCAGGTGGGATCTAGCCTTACAAGCCCTGCGGACCAAGATTGCTACTATTTCCAAGGCATCCGGGTACAACTACGATATCACACCATCTCAAATATACAACTATCAGGTGGACCAAAACTCATCTACGGGCGCTTCCTACCCACAGGTAATCGTTTATGGTGGCCCGATTCAATATAACGAGGGACAGGACAGCCCTTATGGCTTCTACACCGGAATAATGCATACTTACGTCCAGGCCGTGATCCCATTATCAAACAAGCCCAACTGGGACACAGAGCTCAGGCTGCTCCAAGCTGATCTATTCCGGGCTGTAATGCTCACAAGAAAATCTGACTCAATAGCACTTAACTACGCTGTTACAAGCTCATATCCCGGGAAGGTCACAGATCCGAGTAACGGGGCGCTTGGGGTGGCTACTGTTGAGGTTGATATTGAACTTAAACACATCGCTACAAACATGAACTCAGTAACCGAAGGGGAATAGAATGACCAAAACATATAACCAAAAGCGCCGCATACTCTACGTCGCGTCCGAATCCACAGCCGGTACCTACGCATCAACCGCCACGCTGTTTGCCGTCGGTAATGCCACGCTTCCGGCTGACAGCATCAAGTATACCCCGACTATCGTGATGACGGACAGAGATCCTGATGGACCGTCCCTAATGCAGATTGCCGCCGTGCCTGGACAGTCATCGGCCAAGATTGGATTTACCACTCGTTTTGTCACGGGAGCCACCGCGGGGACCGCCGGACCACTCGATAAGATCCTGGCCACTGTGATGCAGAGCACGGCCGTCTCGGGTGCTTCGGTGACCTACAAGTTCAACCCGAACTCACTGGCCCGTCTTAGCGTTGGGTTTGGCATCGTCAACGAGGATGGCACGTCAGAGCTTGAGCACGCCATTGCTGGTGCGGGACCGAGCAAGATTACTATCAAAGCTGACGGAATAGGCAAGCCCCTAATGGTCGATTGGGAGTTTGAAGGCAAGCCAGCTTATGATACCTCTTGGGTTGAGATTGACGATGCTACTCCAAATACTGGCATCACCTACGTTGACGATAACACCACGGGATTTAGATACACCGGCATTACGGTCTCTTCCGGGCTGTTGGCCAGTACGGTCTCCAAGTTTGAATTTGATGTCGGAATTAAGGGTCAGCTCGGCAATGACATCACCGATAAGAGCGGACATGACTACTGGAAGCTCGAATCGTGTAACCCGGTCCTGAAGATCGATCCGACTAAGGTGTCTGCTGCATCTGCCGCCGATATTACCAACATGCTTAACGGCACGACGGCCTCGGCTGGCGTTACTCTGACTGCTCCGAACAACCGCACATTCGCGCTATCGATTCCTAATCTTCAGATTACCGCCGCTTCCGATGACGCAGCTGGCCCTGCCTCCACGTGGGGCATCACCGCCTCGGCTCGTAGGACTCAGAACGGGACTACAGCCGACGCAGCTGATGCCTTTACGATAGTCTTGGCGTAGCAAACTCAAGGCCGGGGTAAGATAAAGATCGCCCCGG